TGTCTTGTAGTTTTACCTAAGTCAATTAAATTATCTACTTTTGGGAATATAGCACTGGACTCTACTTCTAACTCATTTGAGCCACCTATCTTAGTTACTGGCGCACCACCGCCTGTAGTACCATCATGGTTGTGTCCTGTTGAGGCATTAAATGCGTTTACAATGGCATTGTATTCATCGTTAAACAAATCGGCATCAATAGGGTTGCCGTCAGCTAACTGCCCTGTAGTATCCTGTCTAACATATCCTGTTGGCATAGTTTATTTCCTTATTGTCTGTCGTTTGTTTTGTATTCTAACATAGCAGTATCTAATGTAAAGCTTGGGTTTGTTGTGTTGTCTTGAATCCGTAAAGAAACAGTCTTTCCTGAACCTATAAGATTTACTGGATAAATTTTATTTAAAAGTGAACCAAACTTGTGACCAAAAGCTGAACCAAATTGAAAGCCTTGGTTAAAGAAAGCTACAGAACCTGCACTAGTTAAGATGTTTATTGTGTCTGGTTGTATAATACTGTTTCTTGTGTTTGATTCAAAGTCAAACTTTAAGTTAAAGTCTAAGTCTATAGTACCAAAAGGGTCAATAAACCAAACAGCTTTATAAAAAGTTTTTCTTATTCCTGGATCGTTTATAGGCATGAAAGCTGATTGGAACACTGCATTTATATTAGAACCATCAAATGTACTACCACTTTCACCTTTATATACATACCCATCGTTGTTGGCAAATGCTAAAGTTTCTACTGCGCCTTCATATACACTGTCTGCAACAAAAGCTTTTATGCCTTTACAAGTTGACCACTCAATTCCTGCAGAGCCTTGAGTCGTAACCTTTGTAGCTATTAGACCTTCAGATGAAGCTTCTCTCCTAGTACCGAGGTAAGCAAATATTCTGTACTGAGATTTTCCTCTAAGTATATGAGAACAAAACTGAGACTCACCACCAACAAAATCTAAAAAGGTTTCTTTTATTTTATCAGATGCAACATCCAAGGCAAAGTCACCTATGCGATCAGTAGCACCTAGCTGTCTAATACCATCAGGAGACAAATACATAATGTCACCACCAACTTCCTGTACAGTATCTTTATCAATACATCCTATTTTTTCTGTTACAGATTGAAGTTGAAAATCTGCTGATGTATTACCTACCAGTCTACTTATGGTGTCGCTTGTAAAAATAACTAGCTGCTCACGAAAGACTGCCATACCTGTAATGTCGTGAGCTAAACTTATACTACCTGCACCGTCTGCTACAGAAAAATTATCTACTGTAAAAGGTGCTGTAAAGAATACTGTGTTACCTTTTGAGTAAAAAGCTGCACGTTTAAATATAACTACGTTGTCTGCGCCTTCTACATCTGTATTTATATTAGTGCTAGATGATGATAGGAAAGAAGTGTAGTTACCATTCTGATTGTATATAGCAGGGTAACTTTTGCCATCTACAAATACTACCTTGTCATCTCCATCAAAGTTAAACTCAGCGTGTTTTACTTTAAGACCATTTGTATTGTTACTTACAGCTACAACTGTGCTTCCGTTAGAAGCAACCATAGGTGTCCAAGTAGTTCCTGTACCAACGTAGTAAGCAGTCTTACCCACGTCAGAATTTGTAAAAGCAAAAGTAGTTAGTCTTGTTAGTACCCAGTTGGTAGACCCATCACCTGCTGTTGTAACTTGGTATATACCATTTTGTGCAGTGGTTGTTTGTGCGTTTACTTTTATTTTACTACCAACAGCATAAGCTGTTCCGCTTATAGCAAAAGCAGCTTGTGTTCCTGAGTTTGTAAGAGTACCTGCACTACTATCAAATGTAGCAGTTAAGTTAGAGCTAGTTGTTGCTACAGTTGTATGTGATTGATCTAGAAAAACACTGCCTACTGCAGTGCTGTTTATTTTACGTGCAGCAATTATACGTGTAGATGAAATAACTTTTAGACCAAGTATTTCGGACTCGCCTGGAACTGTTGTCGAACTAAACTTTGAGTATCCTAATATTTTACTATAGCCACCTTCTTTGTTAACCTCGAAGTTATTTAACTGAAAAGCAGAACCTATAGCATTAGTACCTTGCTGAAGCAAGCTCATGTTTGAGATTAAACCACCCTTAAACTCAACATTAAAAGTTTGCCATTGTGTTGCCATTAGTAAGCTACTCTTCTATCTCTTATTGCATCAGTACGATTTATATGTATAGTTCTTAAATATTTTATACCGTTTTCAAAATCTTGCTTTGCCATTTGAGCCATTTGTGTGTCAGATCTAAATTGATATACTAAGCTCATAGCACCTGCTACAATGATGTGTCTATATGCCTCTGGTAATACAGGAACATCATCATGTAATTCCATTTCGTATCCAAGCCTATAATATTCATAAACTAGTTCATATGCCTTATCTGGTTCTGGTACTAGTATTAACTCACGACTAGGTGTGCGTACTATACATCTTGGTACACCTCTGTTACTTGTATCTGTGTCATATTCTTGGTCTACATATTTCTCTAGGTATTCTTCATAGCTTAACTTTTTTAGGTGTTCAGTTCCATTTTCTAGTGTTGCACTTCTTTTTATTCTAAACGTTTCCATGTCTATTGTTTTTGCATCTTCTGGAAAAGGGTAACGACTTGTACCTGCAGTTAGCGTAAGAGTTTCCTCCACATGGTTCCAAGGCCATTCAAACTCTTCTTGATTGATGTGTCTTACTGCAGTATTTACTGCGTCTTTAACAAAACTATAGTAACCTGTTGTAATAGCAAAATCAGTAGTTGTTAATGCTACTTCATTTAGTCTTTTGTTACAGTCGTTTACTAAGCCAAGATAATTATACGCCATTCTACTTCTGCCTTACTGTTAAGAAGATTGTTCTCTGATAAGTTAAACTTGCTGCAGTAGTTATTTGACAAGTTACGTTATACTTTGTACCAACTACACCTGCTGTAAATCTAACAGTAGCAACAGTAGTTGTATTTGTGGGTTGTACTAAAGTTAATCCGTTAGATGCATCACCAGAAAAAACAGAAGAGTCTGTCATTGTTTCTCCGTTAACTTTCCAAACAACGGATGCGATAGTATCGTCACCTAAAAAACGTGACCAATCTACGCTGTAATCTACCACTTCATCTGGATCATGGTTAGGCCATTTGTACGCCATATTACTTCCTTAATAGTTACTTACTTTGTTAACATATACAGTGTAGTTTGTATAGGGTACAATATTTACACATCTTTCTCTATTAAAATCTGTGTTTAGATAAACTACATTATTTGAATATATACCACCATTTAAGTTTGAATCGCTGTTAACAGCAGCAGTTGCGGTTGCAGATACACCTGTAAGTATTATGCTTCCTTGAGCATCCTCATCATCAAAACTATTTACTGTTAAATCTAATCTTGCTGATGCTGAGTTTAGTGTAATGTTAGCTTCTGCATCGAAGCTTATGCCTGAAGCAAATGTACCACTAACTCCTGTAGGTGTTGGGGATGCTTGACCGTTTGCAGTGGTTGCACTTATTGCTGATGTACCGCTTGTACCCGATACGGTAATATTACCTTTTGCCTGTGCATTTGCTGCAGGAAGATTTACAGCACCAGTAGCAGTAGCTGCAGCAAGTGTAGTGTTGCCAATACCTTGTGGTCCTGTTGCAGGATCAGCAGTCATAGTTGCTGTGGCAGCAGGTAGTGTTACTGAAGCTTTAGCTATAAAGCTAAATGTACCTACAGAACCAGTAACTGAAGAACCACCTGTAATATAAGCAAGGGCTGAAGATGACGTTACTGCCTGTGCAAAGGGTGTTTCAGAGAATGTGGAAAAACCTAACATTAATTATCTCTATTGTGGGTCAAATATCTTACGCCATTTTTGCACAGCGTCTGGATCGGTTGCTTTTATTCTTGTTTCTTGATCTTCTAATAGTTTATAGTCTTTACCTGCAACGTGTAACTGCCATTGAACATTTAGAAATTCTTTATGTTTTTGTAATTCTGTTTCAGTAAATGAGGGATCTATTTCAGCTACCTCAAATTGGAAAGGTTTCTT